ATAAATACTTGCTCAATCAAAAAAAGTTAACACTTTCGGGTGTTTTTTTCACTATATCACTCCATTGTTAAAAACAATCTCAACCATCTATTTATAGTAAATAATCTATATTATTATGATTGAAAAAATTATATTGAAGAAGTCCAGCGTCTTGGATAAGATGCCAACCGCAGAGCAATTGGAATATGGAGAAATCGCACTCAACTACAACGCTGCACACCCTTTCCTTTCATTCAAGGATAGCGATGGCAACATTACTGCACTCAATGACTATTCCGATGCCATCAAAAAGAAGTTGAATATTACTGATTTCAACACTTTCAAGGCAGATAACACAAAGACCCTCAACGCATTAGATAGGAATGTATCGCAGAATGGTTCGGAAATTCAAGAGGTCAACGGCATTGTTCAGAATCACACAACAGCAATTGCGCAAAAAGCGGACAAAACAGACATTGACACTATCAACGCCAAAGTTGACAAAAAAGTCAGCAAGACAGATATTGTACAGAACACAGGACAGTCGACAACTTCGGTGATGAGTCAAAAAGCGGTTAGTGATGTGTTGTCAAATGTTTACACCAAAGCAGAAAGCGATGCGAGGTATCTGCGTGGGGATTGGGAATTAATTAGCGAGGTCAGTGAATATGACACGAGCAAAAATAAAATTACTGTTGCTGAAAATTGCGATGGGTATAAGGAATTGGCGGTTAGAAGAACTAATAACAACACACTATCTAATACTAATGTGTATTTAGAGGTTAATGGATATAGTATTTCTTTACAAGGTTTATCATCTCAAAAAAAAGATGCTGTTTGGCACGTCGTGCAAGACGGTAATAATTTATCCGTGAAATTTTTATCCTATAATTTTGTTAACACTGGTCATCGTTTCTATTATCCATCATCAACAAATGAATATTATATAAATTGCAAGATTGGTGGAAAGGTTGAACTGCATTTTTATAATTTAAAAACTTTACATGATGGAGAAAATATCAAGGTATATGGAAAGAGATAGACAAAGCGAGTTGATTTTAGATATAGAATCTCTCAAATCCGAATTGCAAGATAGCGACTACAAGGTGATAAAGTGTGCAGAGGCGATGGTTGTTGGTGCAGAGATGCCATACGATGTGGCAAGTCTGCACAAGGAACGCCAAGCGTTGAGAGATAAGATTAATGAACTGGAAAAGGCGATGAGTGATGCAATGTAATGTCAACTTTTTTATTTTGACAGGATATTTATATACGCAATAGTATTTTTTAGCACTACCAGGTGGTGTTAAAAACAGTTTTTGAACTTGGATGCACTGCTACATCAACGTGTAGTGGTGCGTTTTTTTTCATGAGAATTCATCAATGAAAAATACTGCCAAACTCTATCACTTTTTTTTAAGTGAACAAGTATTTATTAATAGAGAGAATAAAAATATTTTGTATTCTTGGAATAGAAAATAATCAATAATTAATTAATCAAAAGAATATGGCAAAAAGAACAAAAGAGGAATACGCAAAAATTGCAGAGGAAATTAGAGAGGAATACGCAAAGGTGACAACCCTTGAAATTTACAATTATGAGGATTATATCTGTTTTTGCTGCGACCCATACGGACAGAAAATACAGTACGATACCGCTGGCAAACTAATGGGAATGGCAACGGTAAACACCTACAAAAGCAAACTGGCACGCAAGTTGAACAAATGGTGTGCAAATGCAATCTTCAAGAGCATCGAGAAATACAATTTAGAATACGATGAAGTACATATTTGCGTATAATAGAGTATTTCAATGGCAAAAGCAAATAACAGACAACAACGCTAAAAAAATAAGTCAATAGACTATTTATAATAAACAACACAGACAATGAACAACACATCAATAGACAATAACATCAATGATGAAAAGTGGAAGAGAGTAGTAGATTTTCCGAGTTATGAAATTTCAAATTTGGGGAGAGTTCGCAACGCAACTGGCAAAATCCTCAAACCACAAAAAAACAAGACAAACGGATATATGCAGATAATGTTGCACAACGGCATCAACGGCAATAAAATTAAACTCCACTATCTTCACCGCCTCGTGGCAACCTATTTCCTCCCACCCCCACAAGATGGGCAAACGCAAATAAACCACAAGGATAGCGACAGAGCAAACAACACCGCCACCAATCTTCAATGGAAATACGCATCAGACAAAGCAAATGAGAGTGCTGGCATTATTGTTGAAAGGAAAGCGAGAATTTATAAACAATCGCCACCGCCAAAATACTATCAAATCATACGCCAGTTAACCGCAACTGGTTTTTGCGTAGCGTCATATTTAGGTTACGCAAAGTTAAAGGAAAAGGGATATAACCCAATATCGGTGAGAGATGCAAGCAAAGGGAAATACAACAAAAGGGGTAAAGAGCATCGCCAATATAAGGGTTATTACTGGCAAATCATCAACATTCAAAACTCGGATTTAACATGGAAAACTATAGAGAAAATATCATAGACTACTTAACAGCAAAACACGGCAAGGTTGAGGAAAACTGGAAAGAATTAATCGACATTCTTTGCAATGAGGTGGCACTCTACCACCAAGCGCAAGAGCAAATTAAAGCAAACGGAATTGTAATTGTCAATCAACGTGGTATCATCGCAAATCCCGCCGTACGCATAGGGGAAAACGCAGTTGTTCAAATTCATAAATTGGTCGATGCGCTTGGGTTAACGCCAAAGTCCGCAGACAAAATCAAGAAAAACAGCGAGGAAGAAGACAAAGACTTTTTAAGTGGACTGTTAAATGGATAACGCCAACATCATAAACGCTAAGGATATTACCCTTTACCCTTTCGAGGTTGTAGATGGTAAAATCATAGCGTGTAAACTGGTCAAACTTGCTTGCCAGCGTTTTATCGATTTCCTCAACAATGATGAGGTGTATTTTGATAAACAAGCGGTGGAGTGTGTTATTAAATTTTGCGGAAAGTTAAAGCACTTTTCGGGCGTTCATCAATCCCGACCGTTCATTCTTGAAAACTGGCAAAAATTTTGCTTTCAATATGTGTATGGGTTAAAATGGCGCAAAAACAACCTCCGCATCACTCGAACATTCATTTTAAGCGTTGGACGCAAAAACGGCAAATCATCTCTGTTATCAGCAATGGCACTTTATGCAATGTTAGAGGAAGCGGGCGCATCGGTTGTGTGCGCTGCTAATAGTGCCAATCAAGCAAAATTGCTCTTTGACATGTGCTCTAAATATCTCAAAAGCATCGACCCAAAATCCAAATTCTTTGCACGCTACAGGGATAGAATCAAATTTGATAAAAGCAACTCGGAAATAAAAGTGGTTAGTGCCGATGCTCAACGCCTTGATGGTTTGAACCTCAATTTTTTTGTTCAAGATGAAACCGCGGCCGCAGTTGATAGTAGTGTGTGGGACGTTTTGGAATCATCACAGGGCAGCAGGGCGCAACCACTTGCATGCAGTTGCTCAACTCGTGGTTATCAATTGAGCGGTTTTTACAAGTCTTTGGAAGATAGTGCAATTGAGGTTTTGCGAGGCCTAAAAAAAGATGATTCTCTTTTTCCACTCATCTACACCATCGATGAGGAAGACAATTGGAAAGATGAGAGCGTATGGTGTAAAGCAAATCCAAATCTTGGGGTAAGTGTATCAATCGAGTACCTACGCCAGCAATTAACAAAAGCACTCAACAATCCAACACAGGAAAGGAATATAAAAACAAGAATATTTAACATTTGGGTGTCAAGTTCGGAAAATTGGATACCACTCGATTACATTTACAACGCATCACTCCCTATCAACATTGATGAATTCAGAAATCAATATTGTTATCTATCATTTGACCTAGCCAGCACAACCGACTTAACTTGTGTATCTTTAATGATAGAGCAAGATGCCAAATACTACATGAAAAACTGGTACTTCTTTCCAATAGGCCAATTGGAAAACAACATCAACGCAGAGCGTTATCGGCGTTGGGCAAATCAAGGATATTTAACTTTAACTAACGGCAACGTGACGGACTATGATTTGGTAATGAACAAGATAATGGAAATTCAAAGCATCTGCCCGATTTTGCAAATCAGTTATGACCAATGGAATGCCACTGATTTGGCCATCCGACTCACCGAGCAAAACCTCCCACTTCAACCATATAGTCAAAGTATGCAGTCAATGAACCTCCCGACCAAAACGCTTGAACGCTGGATATTGCAGGGCGTGGTTATCATTGACAAAAACCCGATAACGCTTTGGTGCTATGAGAATGCAAGGGTTAAGAGCGATTGGAATGAAAATATAAGAATCGTGAAAAACAGTCAAGCACAAAAGATAGACGGTGTTATCGCAATGGTTATGAACGTTGGTGGATATTTGAACAACGGCAACTATGACATGAGCATAAGCGGAATTGCATACTAAAATTACATCACTTCAAGTATTTATAATAGAGATAGGAAAAAAAGGAATGGGATTATTTTGGAATAGGAAAAAGGAACAAAGAGGGATAAACTACATCAACCCGATATCACTCAATAGTAGCGTTTTGCCATTTAGCACAAGTTATAGCAATATGAACGTGGCCAGCGCATACAGGTGTACGGAGTTAATTAGCGATAGCATCGCAACCCTACCAATTTTTGTGAAAAGGAAAGAGAGCAACGGCAACACAAACGTGGTAAAGAATCACCCACTTACAGCGTTGTTTGCAAATGGTAATATGACTATATCGCCATACAACTTCATTAAACTACTTGTTCAAAGCGTCATTTTGCGTGGAAACGGATTCGCAATAATACACCGAGATTCAAAGGGTACACCAACCAAATTGCAGTACATCGAGAGTAACCGCGTAACCATTGACTATCAAGAGTTTACAGATAGTTTAACTTACAAGATAACTGGCGCAAAGAAAAGCGTCTATTACCAAAATGAGATTTTGCACTTTGTCAAAAATAGTTATGATGGCGTACACGGCATATCTTTGGTGAAATTTGCTGAAAAAGCGTTGAGTTTAGCACAAGCGACAGAACAAAGTGCCAGTTCATTTTTTGAAAATGGCGGTCAACTTTCGGGTATAATCTCGGCAAACACTCCACTCAACGCACAACAACGTGATGAAATTTTAACCACTTGGAATTCCACATATAACAATGGTCGAGGTGTATGCGTTTTGCCTGGCAATCTCAACTATCAGAGTATTTCAATGAATGCAGAAGAAAGTCAGATGTTGGAATCTCGAAAGTATAACAGCGAGGATATTTGCAGATTCTTTGGAGTTAACCCTGCTTTGCTCGGAATGGAGGGGTATCAGCAAAACAACATTGAAGAGATTACAATGCAATTCATTCAATATACGCTGCTCCCTTATATCTCAATGTTTGAAGCGGAATTCAAAAAGAAGTTAATACCACAGAGCGAGAGCAATTTGAAGATAATTTTTGATACAAATGCGCTTTTAAGGGGTACAAAGACAACACAAAGCACCTACTACTCAACATTAATTCAATGCGGCGTTTTGTCAATCAATGAAGTTCGCAAAGACCTCGGTTATAACAGCGTAGAGGGCGGCGATAGAAACATCGTGGCATATAGCGATATAAACCAAAACGCTATCAATCAGCAGAATAACGCCACAAAAGAGGATAACAACCAAGAAACAAACAACAAGTAATGGAAAAAGAGATAAGAAACATACAGAGCGAGTTAAGAAATGTAAACGGCAGGCACATAGAGGGGTATGCGGTGCGCTTTAACTCGCAGTCAGAGGATATGGGATTTTTCGAGACAATTGCACCCGATTCAATAACAGAAGACACCATCAAGAATTCAGATGTTTTTGCGCTCTTGAATCATGAGAGCGATAAAGTGCTGGCCAGAAGCAAAAATGGCGTTGGCAATCTCAAATTGAGCATAGACAAAAATGGCGTTAAATACTCATTCGATGCGTTGAATTCTCCGCTCGGCGATGAGGTACTTGAATATATCCGCAGTGGTATTATCACCTCATCTTCATTTGCTTTTAGCATCGCCGAGAATGGCGACAAATGGGAAAGGCGTGGTGGCAAAGATTATAGAACTATAACCAAAATCGCCAAGTTATATGATGTATCACCAGTTTATTGCCCTGCGTACTCTTCCACCTCATGCAGTTGTCGCAGTTATGAGAATTTCAAGCGTGAAAAGAAGTTGATGAAACAACTCGAACTATACATAAAATTAGGTTGATTAAACTATTTATAGATACATGGAGAAAGATAAAGAATATTACAAAAAGTTGCTTGAGGAAGCAATAGACAATGACACTCTACTTGATGATGATGTAATTGCAGAAATCGAGGACTTTTTGGAAAAAGAGAAACAGCGTGATTTACTCAAAGACCTCAAAGATAAAGAGGTTGATGAACCAAAGGACAACACCAAAGAGGAAGAACAACCACAAGAGGACACCACCGAGGTTGAAGAACCAAAGGAGGATAACACCGAGGGTGAACAACCACAAGAAGAAACCACCCAAGAGGAAGAACCACAAGACACCCAAGATTATAACACCGATGGTGAAGATGATAAAGACAAAAAAGAATATAAAAGAAGTAATATTAATATTATGAATAAAGAATTTAGACTCATTTCGGCGATTAACAGCATCGCCAATAACCGCAATCTTAATGAAGTTGATAGTGCAGTAATTTCTGCTGGTGCAACAGAAATGAGAAATGCTGGAATATCAACAAACGGACAAATTCAACTCTCCGCAGAAAAACGCACAATCAGCGTTGCTACTGCTGATGGCGTGGTCGAAACTGAAGTTGAAAATATTTTGGCACCACTCCGTGATAACTCTGTGCTTATTTCAGCAGGTGCAAAGTATTTGACAAACCTCAAAGGTAATGTTAAATTGCCAGTTATGGGCAAGGGTAATGTATCATGGGAAAGTGAAACCGCAAGTGCAAAGGACTTTGGTGCAACCATCACCGCTAAAGAACTGAAACCCAAGAGATTAACTGCTTTTGTCGATGTATCAAAGCAATTCCTCATTCAAGACAGCGCAGACGCAGAAGCAACTCTCCGTGCTGATATTGTCAACGCAATTGGAGAAAAACTCCAGCAGACTATACTCGGAACAGAAGCAGGTACAGAAACACAACCTGCTGGCATTTTCTCAATTGACGCATCGGCAGTTACCAGCGTAACAGCGTTCAAAGATATCTGCGACCTCGAAGCAAAAGTCGATGACAGCAACGCAGGTGCTAACAGGTGCTATCTAGTAAGCAACAAGGCAAAGGCCGGCCTCCGCAATATGGCAAAATCTGCAAAATCAACAGAGTTGGTTATGCAGGGCGGAGAAATTGACGGCACTCCAGTTTACGCAACTTCCTCTATCACAGACAAATACATCGCCTACGGTGATTTTAGCAACTTGGTAATCGGTCAGTGGGCAGGCATCGATATTGTCGTTGACAATTTCTCAAAAGCGACATCAAATTGTGTGCGCTTAGTGATTACATGTTATTTCGACTCAGTTTTAACACGTCCAGAAGCAATTGCAATCGCAAAACTCGCATAATAGTGTAATACTGCATTTCTCATATCAAAAATAAACCATATTTAACTAATTATCAATGACTTACTTAAACCTTGAACTCATTAAAAACCATCTGAATTTGCAAAATTTCAGCGATGATGATACGTATCTACAACATTTGGGGAGTGCAGTTGAATTTGTGGTTGAGCGAGATATTGATAAAAAGTTAAGCAAAATAGCGGAGGAGAATGGGGGTGAATTTCCACCCTCGCTCCTGCACGCTATGTTATTGCTCGTTGGCACTTATTACGCCAATCGTGAAAATATCTCTTACGCCTCATGCGTTGAAGTGCCAAAAACTTACCAGTACATTTGCGACCTTTACCGCTGTTATGGCGTTAACTCTCAAGAGTTTAACACCTTTGAGGAAATCAAGCGCAAGGTCGATGAATTACAGCAAATCACAACTGACATCAACACTAATTTAGACGGTGTAAAATCACAAGTTGCTGAACTTGCAAAGCGTGATATTGTTGGCGGTGAGGGTATAGATGTGAAGCAAAAAGACACTCACACCAAGGAGGTGAATTTCAACATAACCGAGGTTAATTTGGGAGATTATTAAGATGAGGGCCGGACTGTTAAACAAAATCATTTGGGTTAAAACGTGTGAAAATCGCACAACTCAATATGGCGATGTTGTGAAAGAGTGGAACTATTGGAATAAGTACCGTTGCAATTTCAAACTCGACAACGGTGGCAGAGAGGTAGAAAATAGTGAAGATGTTGTGAACTATACTGCAACTATCACATTGAGATACAACGCTCAAATCTCAACTGATATGTTGATAGAGTACGAGGGAAACAACTGGAGAATTCTCGCTATTTTTCCCGATTCGCACCTACAACAAAAAGTGGTAAAAGTTGAGTTAATCAATGAGTAGTAAGATAGTAGTTGATAAGAGCGAGGTTGATAGACTGCTTGCAGAGTTAGACCTTTTTTCAAAACAGCAATGTTTATATAAAGCACTCATGAAAGTGGGTGATGAAATCGTGAAAATTGGTAGAAGTGCGTTATCTTCAACTGGTGCAAGAATCGACCCCAAACAATTGAGCGGCATCAAAAAAAAAGGTGATAACGTGGTTAACAGCGTATATGTAACCATCAACAAACACCCACTTAACCACCTCTTCGAGGGCGGTACAAAACCAAGACAATACACTCAACGCCAAGGCATCACATTGCGCAAACCTCACAGCACAGGTGCCATGAGGTCTTACAACTTTTTCGGCACGGCACTTGAACAGAACGCACAAAAAATAGAAGAACTTATCGAGCAAAATATAACAACACAACTAAACCAAATAGTCAACTAAAATGGAAACAAGTTTAAACATCGGCAAGGTCATCAAGGATATTTTATATCAAGATGAAACACTCAACAACCTTGTGAAAAATCAAGTCTTTCCGCTCATCGCAGAGGAAAATACAACATTTCCATTTATAGTGTATAGACGCAACAGCATCAGAAAATCAAGCACCAAAGACTATGTAAATGATGAGATTGCCAGCGTTGATGTTGTTGTTGCCAGCGATAAGTACTCCCAAAGCGTGGAAATTGCAGAGCGAGTAAGGTTTGTTTTAGAGCACGGCGGATATGAGGGCGAGAATTTCAGCGTTGATAATATCACCCTCTCAAATGCCAGTGAGCAGTATATGCAAAACACTTATATTCAAACACTTACGTTTGATATTGAAATCAATAATTTTTAAATTAAATAACATAATATGAGCAAGATAAAAGGCGGACACATGCACTTATTCCTCGACGGAAAGAGCATCGCATTTTCAACCACACATACCCTCTCAATCTCGGCAGAGGCAGTTGACGTGAGCAACAAAGATGAGGGCGGCGGCGATTGGTCTTCACAAGAAGTTGGCACATTGAGTTGGTCGGCATCATCTGAAAACTTGTATAGCATCGACACCAAGAGCAACGGCAAGGATTTCGCAGAACTCTTTGATTTGATGGTTGCCAAAACTCCAATCACTGCTGTCTTCTGCAAGCGTTCAGAGGCGGACACAGTAACAGAAGTGCCAACTGCTGGTTGGACACCTGCCACTGGAAGCGGATATGAGGGCAAGGTTATTATCACCTCTTTGGAATTGAACGCCCAAAACGGTGAGTATGCTACATTCTCGGTTGATTTTCAAGGTGTTGGCGCACTAAAAAAAAAGACAGCGTGATAACACCAATTTCACCAGATACACAAAATCCAGTACAACCCGATTATAAAAGTAAGCAGACCACATCATCAACTACTAAAGAGGGGTAAACGCTGGATAGAACTTCATAACATAGGGGGGCAAAATCGCTCCCCTATAACTATTTATATATATAAGATAAAATAAAATAAACACAGACAATGAAAAAGGTAAAAATCAACGGCACAGAGTACAACGTGAAATACACTATCAGAGCGTTGTTTTATTTCGAGAGAATCACAGGCAAGGCGTTTGAAATCAAGACATTACAAGATAATTACATCTTATTCTACTGCATGATTCTCGCCAACAATCCCGATAACATCTTGGAGTGGGAGGACTTTTTGGACGCAGTCGACACTGACCCAAAATTGATTGAGCAGTTAACACAAATCAATGATGACTACTTAAAGAAAGACAATATCCTCAACCCCGTAGAGGAAAAGGATAGCAAGACAAAAAAGGGGTCAAAAAAAAAATAAGTGTAGCGGAATTGTTCGCAATGCTCGTGCTCCGTTTCAAAATTCCGATAGACTATGTGATGGACAAAATAGACTGGTGTGAGATTGGGGCGTTGATGAAATTTCAGCACTATTTGATTATTGACGCGTGGGAAATTGCGAGATTTCAAAGTTATTTTTCACTCAAAAGTCAAACAAACTACAAGGGGGAAATCACAGACTTTTTGCCATTCTCATGGGAAAAGACAGAACAAGAGAAAGATGAAAACACCAGCATAACTCAAGAGGAAATAACCAAGTTAACAGAGGAAGCAAAGGCACTTTTAACTACTAATTAAACAACATTATATCTAAATGGCGGAAAAGATTTACAGCATCAGTTTAGAGGGTAAAGACAATTTAAGCAACACTCTCAAAAGCGTAAAAAACAACATCGAGGGTGTAGGCAAAAGCACCAGTCAACTCGACAGAATTTCAGAGCGATTTAACAAGATAGAAAACTCAACCGCACCACTTAAAAAGAGGTTGCGAGAGTTGCAGGCGATGATTGCGCAGATGAATTTCGATGGGTTAACTGATAATGATGTGTTTGTCAGAATGACAGCAAAGGCCGCCGAGATGAAAGATGCGCTCGGTGACGCATCACAAGCAGTTAGGTTGATGAGTAGCGATACCGCCAAACTCGATGCCGTCATCGAGGGAATGCAAGGAATCGCTGGTGTTGCTGGTGTAGCGACTGGCGCTATTGGTCTGTTGGGTACAGAGAATGAAGATTTACAGCGCGCGATGCTGAAAGTTCAAAGCGCAATTGCTGTGATGAACGGCGTGCAACAGATAGCAAACGTGCTAAACAAAGACAGTATTCTCATGCTCAAACTGAAAGACTTTTGGAGCAAGGCAGTTGCCAAAGATACGGCAAAGCAGACAACCGCCACAATCGCCAACAACGCTGTGACAAAAGCAAACACCGTTGCCACCAACCTTAACACCGTGGCAGAAATAGCAAACACCACCGCAACAAAGGGAAGTACCATTGCACAAAACGCATGGAATATTGCAAAGGCAGTAGGCAAAGCACTTTTCGGGGATTTCACTGGTTTACTTTTAGTTGGAGTGGGCGCATTGACAACCTATGCGTTGGCCACAAGCAACTCAACAGAAGAACAAGAAAAGCAAACGCAATCAATCGGGAAGACAAAAGATGCGGTCAAAGAATTTGCCACCACCGTTGCACAGAATTGTGGCAAACAAATTGCTCAATTAGAGACACTTACCACTCAATATTCCTCACTGCACACCGAGGTAGAGAAAAATGATTTTATCAACAAACACCGCAAAGAGATAGAGGGCGTTGTGGGTGCAACCGATAATTTGAGGGGAGCATGGGATAAAATTGTTAAAAATAAGGATAAAATTGTCAACGCCTTAACAGAAATTGCCATCGCCCACGGACATATGGCAAACATCGAGAAAATAGTCACCGCATACATTGAAAAACGCCAGCAGATGTTGAGCGGAAGCGTACATTATAAGAAATGGCAAAACACAGACATTGTAAGTGCTGCCACCGCTAAACAAATGGGATTAGTTGAGGGCGTTGACTACAAAAAAGGTGGAATGAACTGGAAAGGGGAAAAGCACAATTTGTTAACTCCTGCTGGTGTTGAAAAGGCAAACGCGTTTGAAATCGCCAAATCTCGCAAGAATTTCCAAAAAGACCTCGATAAATTAGATAGGGATACAAGAGCGGAAATTCAAAGTGAGATTAACGAGATGACAAAACACCAAACAATAGGCGAGAATCTGTTAAAAGGTACTGGTTATCCAAACGGCAACAACACTCCAACATCAACACCGAGATACAACTCATACCGCGGTAATACGCCATCAACCTCCACCTCAACAACAACACAAAACAATCCAGTTGAAGATGCGCAACGCAAGTATTTAACCACAATAAAAGGTTATCAAAAACAGTTGGAAGATGAGCAAATCGATGAGGAAGAATTCAGAGAGAAAAAGCGTGAGGCACTGGTCAACATGTACAATTCTCTTGTTAATCTCTACGCCGAGGGAAATGAGGGTGCAGGCGCTGCCATCACCGATGTTCTGCAAAAGATTAGACAACATGATATTGAGGATTTCCAAAAAACAAAACAAGACTATGAAAAAGAGATAAATGAACTCCAAAAAGACCTCAAAAACGGAGAAATTGATGAGTCGGAGTTCGATGCCACTATGAAAGACATTTTAAGCGATTACGTCGATAATTTCAAGTGGTATGCAGAGAAATTAGGCGGTGAGGCAAAGGAATTTTTCGATGGCATCAGCATATTAGCAAAAAACTTTGATGTTAAGGTTAGCGTTAATGATATTGTACAAAAACCATTCGAAAATCCATTTCCCGATACATTGGAGGAAGATTACAATTTCTTCAAAAAAAGCGATGCAGAGGAATATGAAGAATCCTTGAAAATCTTTGAGGCGCAATATGCTTCATATATCAATAAGTTAGAGAAATTACAGCAATTGCCAACAACAGACACAACAACGCAAGCAATTGAAGAACTCAACGCCAAGGTAGAAGCAGTAAAAGAGAAATATGCCAATGTTAAAGAGTTGCAAAAGTCATTAGTTGATGAAAACAACCGTGTATCATTCATGAACTCAATGACAAATGATTATAGCACATTCAAAACACAAATCGAGGGCATTCAAAACCTCATCAACGCTTTTGGTGATAGCAATTTAACCACTTTAACCAAAATGGCGGATTGCATGGGAGCACTTGGTGCTGGTGCGATTGTGGCCGGCCAAGCAATATCTCAACTTGGTGCAAATTCAAAAATGGCAAAAGTTGGATTGGTGGCATCGGCCATTGGTCAAATAATCGTGGGTTATTCTTTGGCGGTAAGTGATGCGGCCAAGAAGTTGGGTTGGTTCGGATGGATTGCAGCATCATTAAGTGGTTTGGGCATTGTGGCATCAACTATCTCCCAATTAAAAGGGTACAACACAGGTGGTATTATCGAGGGTAATAGCATACACGGCGATAAGGTACTTGCGAGGGTTAACAGTGGTGAAATGGTACTCAACAAGAGACAGCAAAGCAACCTATTCCGTCAACTCAACAACGCCACAAACAACGCAAGTGCAATAGGTAATAATGTAGTCTTCACAATACATGGAGCAGACCTAATTGGTGCGATAGACAATTACAACTCAAAAATGAACTGGTAAAAGGGCGGATAACACCACCCTCAACACTACACAAAACAACATAAAACACTCAATAACAACATCTTACAAGGGCGTATAACAATGATATATAAGGGATATTTCAGAAACAAGGGCGATAATGATTTGTTCGAGGTTGAAATCACAACACCCGATTCTACAACAATAACTGGCAGTACCACAGGAGTAACAACTGGCACAACAACACCTATGACACCAGCATCAACAGCAGATGTTGACGCAGAGGGTAATATTATACCCCCTACAACTGCACTTCAACAGACTATCACCCTCGGTGGCACTCCATTTACAACATCAATGAGTTCAAACTCAACCATTTACGCACCAATCAAATACACCAAAGGCACAATTGAAATCGTTCATGACAAACTGCTTTCAGACATTTATAACCCAACGGCCACAAAAGTAAAATGCAAGGTCAGCAAGGGAGATAAGGTTGTGTTTGCTGGTTTTGTCGCTCCGAGTGCGTATGACCAAAATTATACCAAGAGGCGAGAATCAATTAGCGTTGATGTTGTGGATGGTCTTTCAGTTTTGCAGTATATCCCCTACACAGCACCCACCAAGGAAATAAAATCATTTAGGGAGGTTATAGACAAAGTATTATCTCAATGCAAGTGCTATCGCTCGTTTGCCGTATCTGATAATTTAATGGTTAATGCCGATGATGTAGACGCACCAATCATGGATAACCTCTATCTATCAGAGGCGTTGTTCTTTGACAGCAAGACAGACAGCAAACAAACTGATAATGATGTTGCGTGGAAATGCTCGGAGGTGCTGGAAGAAATATGCCGTTATCTCCAACTCACAGCAGTTGCCGATGGCGATACCGTCTATTTTTTTGACTATGACGCAATCAGACAAGGAAATAACAATTATTATGAATATACTATCGGGAGCGTTGATGACCCCTATTTGCATGAATATCAGTATTTTAAAGAGATAACAGCATCGGACTATTCCAGCAATAACACTAAACTCTCGCTGGATAAAGTGTATAACAAAATTTCAGTTAAAGCGGAATATGCAAAAGTATCTGAGTTATTACCAGACCCTTTCGATAAGGTGGATATTGTCAACATAACCGCCAAAGACCCCCAATTGGAAGCGGAAACAGACTTCAAGCACAGAGATGCATACGGTGAACTTGTTGAAACAGTAGAAGACAGTAACTCAACTAATAACAAGATGCTTGCGTGGATTGGCAAGGTTTGGAATGAAGAAAAAAACCGACCCAGTGAAAACGTGAACGCTGTGTTTGCTAAGTATTACAAAAACCCCAAATGGAAATTTTACCACTATCGATACAACAACACTACAAAGCAATTTGTGGAAACGAGCGAGTATGACACATCATTGAACTACACCCAAACAAAGAGCATGTTTGGCGCACAATTGGCAAAGTTTTCAGTTAACACCTTGAAATCAGACAATTTGGGTAATGTAGATAGATTTGTTGAGGGAATTCAAAATGACAACGCTATCGATTACATGCTACAAAAGGAGGGTGTAACAAGCGTATCACTTCAAAATTATATCGAGTTATTGCGACCTAAAAATATCCCGATGGTGATTGGCAACTTTACAGCAGTTGACCTCACAGATGAGATGTGTAAGACGCTCCCATTTTTTGAGACAGAGTTAAATACATCGGACAGCGTTTTGTTTGGTGGAGACAACGCCTATTTGATGATTAATGGAAGTTATCAATTTCATTCAGAAGAGAGCGGAGACAGAAATAAACCCTACCCGATACCACAAGAAGATGGACAGGTTGACCCTTCAAACGGCAAGTACCACACCATTGATAACAACCAACTCTACTTATACGCCAAGTTGCAAATCGGTAATCTTTTTTGGAACGGGACGGACTGGGATAATAACGCTAATAACATTTTCCAAATTAATTTCTTCCCTACCACAGCAACAACAGATGAACGCAGATATGATGCAATGATTTGCAAGTCATTTGAAATACGCAACACCGTGTATTGGCGTACAGGCGTAAGCGACAAAGGGTATCAAATCAAAATGCCATCAACCCACCTCTTAACTGGTCATGCAAAGTTAACCGTATATTGTCCGCCAGCACCTCAATTTTGGAAAATGCAAGTCAACAATGCGAGGGTATTCCTAAAGGACTTTTCAATTAAAGCGGTATGCGGTGATAAGAGTTTTGAGGGTGCGATGGCAGATGATACAACATACACTATGTTGATAGATGACGCAAACATCGAGAAGTTAAGTGAAATAAAGGTGAAAGTAAACACCTATGACGGCAAGAACACCAACAAGAACAGCGTAAGCATACTTGCAGGGAATAACAACCAATTCCAATTTATTGATAGCATCTACAACAGCGCACTTGCAAATGATAAGGAAGTCAAAGGCAAAGAGTTGAGAAATGAGCATTATATATGTTATCGCCATTGGAAGCAATACAACACCCCAAGAATTAAAATGAAAGTGCCATTGCGTAATGATTTAGAGGTGTATGGCATCTATGCATTTAGTTATTTTAATGGTAAAAAGTTCATTCTCGACAGTATAAACAGAGATTACAAAAATAATTCAAGCGTAGCAACCTTGATTGAAAAAGCGTAATAGAATGGAGTTTGTCAAATACAATACAAAGTCGGATAGCAGTAATAGCACCACAGCATCAAATGGAGTTGTAGGTGGTGGCATCTTTGGCGGCATTGGCACTACTGGTGGCGATGGTCATACGCACGCAAATTTGCAAGTATTAGAGAGCATAACGCAAGAGCAATGGAGTAAAATAGTGCAATTGCTAAAGGTCATTAGCGTAGGAAACAACGGTGAGTTGATGATAAATGGCGATGTTGTAAGTACTGGAGAGATAACAGCGTTCGGGCAAATAACACAGGCAACAGCGGAGGTGTAGCAATGATTTCAATTTCACAAGTACAGAAGACATTAAACGCAGATACCACAAAGTTGAGCGAGTTATGTACATACAACACCATCAACAAATGGAGTTATAAAAAACCCCTCGACATCAACAAAAACAAGATAGATGATATAGACATCTACCAGGCCAATTGTGGGTTTGACTTTGATAACATAACAACTACCAAGGTATCAGAAGTGATAACCAACGCTGGCAAATTCACATGGGAATACAAGCGCCCTACAAACTGCTATCGCTTGGGAGATTTTGATGGTTATAATCATTCAGAAGCACCGTGGTTTGCTTGTGAATTCAACAACGGAAGTACAACAATAACGCAGTCAACGGAATACAACTTAACCATCTCGTTCACTGGGGATATGAGTAAGATAACACAACTCTCAACATTCAAGACCTTAGACTTTTGCCTATTGCTTTTTGGTACTGAAACTAAACTCTACAAGTGCGCATCAATGGAGGATATGCAAGACTTAACCAAAGTAAGCATAACGGCAAACTTGCTCTATCCTGGCGTTTATACTATATTGCCAGTCTTAACCAACGCAACCACAGCATTAAACAACACCTTTGTCAACATCGACAACACAGCACTCTTAACATACTACCAATTAGAAGCAAATACATTGAGAGCAAACATCACAACACCGCCAGCACCTCAACGCATAGTGATAACCAACTTTGAAGTTGTGTGCGAGTTGCAACAAGGAGAATACATTATACACTCCATAGCGTTCAACGTTGATGGCGGAGATATTACGCCGTGGTTTGAAATCATAATCGGGTATGGAGAGATTAAACAATACTATCCCGATGTAAGCAGTAGCGATGGTGTATATCATTTAGAACAAGAGATAACAACAACTGATGCGATGTGCAAGATGTTTTACATCGATACCGATGGCACAGAAAAGATTTATAATTTCAATTTGGATAAATGGATTTAAAACTATTTAATATAAAATGAGAAACAATATGAAAACATACAAGTGGATGGATTTGTGTATCAAAGACAAAGTCGCATATTCCACAGCACTCGCCTCTTTTGTCTTGGGTTGGTTGTTAATCGGAGTTGCTTTTCTTGTCGCACCTCTCGGTCAAGTTGATGCATCAGTTATTAGCATCTTTGGAATGGCGCTGGTTTACACGGCGAGCATTTTGGGCGTATCTCTCTACTGGAGCGGCAAGTTTAATGACTTTTCGCAGCGAGTTCAGAATCAGATAGAAAAGCGTTAACGTGCTTGTGTTGAGTGCGTTAATGCTGGTGTTTCGGGCGTTAGTGCTATACATCGAAACTGTTAAGTGCTTGTGTGTCAAGTGTTTAGTGCGTATGAGTAATAAAAGTGTAATTACTTGTGTATCAGATACTTATGTTTATAACGCTAAAGAATACCCCCCCCGTATCTCATTGATACACAGGTAGTTACCATACCGCACCTGACCTTTCTTTTCACGCACGGCACTTTTCGGGGGTTTTTTAGGCGTAAGGTATTTATTTAACATTTTTTGACATTGTTTGTGTTTTTGGTCGGGTAGCGATTATCGATGCCCGACCTCTTTTTTTATCTCGCTACAGTTAAACATTGTTAAGATGTGGTTTTATGTTGTGTTTTTTGAGTTAACCACAATCAGCCGTTTCCAACGGCTACAAGCCTCCACAAAATCTTTACTTCATTCACTATTTTTATGGTTTTTCAGTGCCCTTGAAGTTTCACGTCCCTACCCAGGAATGATACCCATGTTTGGGTGTGTTGGGAGGGATTGTGGTGGTGTTTTGGGTGGTGTGGAGCTTTTTGGGGTGGTTTTGGTGATTTTGTTGGTGAAAAATTTTGCCATATCGGGAAAAGTTGCTACTTTTGTAACCGCAAATGAGGGATATGCCTCATGGCTTAAATGTTGATGCGAAAATAGCTCAGTTGGTAGAGCACGACCTTGCCAAGGTCGGGGTCGCGGGTTCGAGTCCCGTTTTTCGCTCGAAGTTCTTTTAAAATATGCGAAAATAGCTCAGTTGGTAGAGCACGACCTTGCCAAGGTCGGGGTCGCGGGTTCGAGTCCCGTTTTTCGCTCGAAGTTCTTTTAAAATATGCGAAAATAGCTCAGTTGGTAGAGCACGACCTTGCCAAGGTCGGGGTCGCGGGTTCGAGTCCCGTTTTTCGCTCACAGCAATGTCCAGGTGGCGGAATTGGTAGACGCGCTACTTTGAGGGGGTAGTGAACAATGGTTCGTGTGAGTTCGAGTCTCATCTTGGACACCAGAAAGTGGTAGGAGCAACAGCTCTTGCCACTTTTTCTTTTTATCCCCATGCCCATCCCGAAAGTAGGGGTAGAAGGAGAGGTCGATACCACGACCGACCCTCTCCGAGGCTCATGCTGGTTCAGTTGGTAAATGCTGGTGGCACAGAAACAAAAACATAAAAAACGGTTCAGTGGATAAATACTGGGGGGGACTGAAACAAAAACATAAAAAACAGCCTTTTGGCGA